TTGACTTAACCTGCGCCCCATCCAAACGAATGAACTGCGTGTCTAACCTACGAAAGCCGCACGCAATAAAGTTGGTTCCCGTTGACAACAAAGCACTTGTCGTAGCAACTCCTGATGATGTGCTGCCAATATATTGCTGTAGAGTACCAGACGAGGTAGTTCTAAAAAGATAATCATCCGCACCACTATGCTTTGCCAGAAGGGCTTGGTTTGCAGATAACGTGTCTGGGTTGAATACTATGACAACGTAAAAGTTGCCAGTTCCGACATCCATGTCATTCAAATCGCCGTAGTCCATATGGTCATTTTCGGAACTGGTGAAGTCCAAAATGGTCAAACCATTAAGGGTTGTTGTGGACGGCTGGTCTCCAGAAGTAGCCTGAATCAAATCATTGTCGTTACCCGAAGAATCTTGCCACGTTCTTACGCCAACAGTGCTGCCGCCTTGTTGCCAAGCCGTCAGAGTTGCACTCAAGTTGGATGGTGTCCAAAGTGCCATATCAATCTCCCAAGAGCAGGGACACGGTTCCGGATGATCCACCGATGCTGGCGAGGTTGCCTTTCAGAAACGGGAAGATGGTCACAGCAACAGATCCCGAAGTGGTAAATGATGCTACATCGACGAAGTTGGTTCCATCAAGGCTACCTTGAAGTTTCAAGGTTCCCGTTCGATCTCCGCCGAACACAGCTTGAACCAAGCCAGTTTCGTTGTCCCGAAGAAATCTAGATTCGTACACAGTTCCATCTCCGTTCGCGGAGACTCCATCAAGCAGTTTTACAACTTTCATGTTTATTCACCTCATTAGGTACTTCATAAGGAAAGAGACTGAAGCACCAATGATTGCGGATGCTCCAAGGATCCAAGAGCGACTTTGCTCAAGGATTCGGATTCGTCGATCATGCTTTTCCAGGGCTTCATCTTGGCTTTGCTGCTTGGTGAGCATGGCATCAACCTTGCCCTCAAGACGGCCCAAGGCCAGCATGATCTGATTACTGTCTTCCATCTCAAGACTCCAGCACAGTCACGCGGTCGCTGACTTCTTGAGTGACATACAAGACCTGTAGGACAATGTTGTCGAGGTCTTCGGCTTTGAGGGTGGCCCCGTTTACAAAGTCCACCAGCCTGGTAGCGTTGGTTGCGGGGGTGACTCGGGATACCACCACGGTTCCAGTGGGTTCATTCCCAGCGGTGAATGTGATTGAGTTTCGATCCGTAGCCACGGTGTAGTGGGTGGTGATGGTCTTTGTGACCCCGCCCACTTTTACGACAATATGAGAGGGATCAAGAGCTGTTCCCCCAGTGAAGGCGGTAGAAAAGGTCGTGGTCCCGCCTGAGTAACCACTGTAACTAAGCGAGGCAACAGCCATTATTCATCTCCAATCAAAGCA